ATGAAAGAAAGCTATAAAAGTTTTGATGAGCTACCGATGATGTTATCGGTATCGCAGGTTGCAAAGGTGCTTGGAATTTCTCGCACAAGGTCATACGAGCTTGTCAATGAAAAAGGTTTTCCAAAAATAAAAATCGGCACAAGAATTGTTGTACCGAAAGATGAATTCAAGTTGTGGATTCAAAAACAAATTAAGAAAGGATAAAAATTATGTACGCAAATAAAAATTACAAAACTGACGGCAAGGTTTACTATATGCCGAACAAAATCTTTGATGAAAATTTTTCTCCGCACGAATTTATGATTTATTGCTTTCTTGTTTCGGTTGGTGACAGAAAAGGTGTCAGTTTTTGGTCTGTTTCGAAGATGGCTAAGAAGTGTAATATGTGTCCGACCACTTGCAGAAACGCACTAAAGTCACTCGAAGAAAAAGGTTACATAGATATTACTCAAAGATTTTTTGAAAACGCACAGCAAAGCAATATCTACACAGTTCATCAAATATAGTGTACCCCACTGTACGAGCTGTTGACGAATAATCTAAAAGCCTAAATTTGAAAAAACAGCATTTTTCTTTTGCATTTTTGGAATAGATTTTTGATGCGGTTTTGGATGAAATCTCGGCTCTTTTGAGTGGGTTTTGAAGCGAATTTCAAGCCGTCGATTTTAAAGCAGGATAAAGGGGTATGATTTTCGGGCTTTGAAATGCCCGAAAACGCCGTCCGGCAAAGCCTGTCGGCTTTTCGATTCGTAATACTTTTGCGTATGATATGAAATTCGTATGCAGTAAGGAGTGTTTTTCGCAGAAAATCAAGCCTTTTGCGTATTCACTTGGATGTTGCGGTATGATAAACAAATTTATGAAAAATCAGGCAACGCTGTGAGCGAAATGAGGACGGGTTCAACCGATATAGAGTAACTTGCCGAGAAACACATGAAAATGGCTTGTAGGCGATTTGTGACGGCTTTTTGAAGCCAAAACAACAAAAACAAACACACAATCTTTGGTCTGGATATTGAAAAAGGTTTGTGATATTGTGTGTGCGAAAGGAGTGATAAAATGCAAAAACAACTGCTGACAAACGGCAACGCATTCAAACGAACGGACGGCAGATGGGGTGGCGTGGTTTGGTACAAGGATGAGAAAGGCGAACGAAAACGCAAGAGCTTTTCCGGCACAACCAAAGCCGAAGTCAACAAGAAAATGACGGACTACATATCCAAGTTCGAAGAAGAAATCATTGACGCTATTGAGGGTAACAAGACTGTAAAAGACAGCCTACTTAATTATCTGCAAGTGTTTAAGTACCCGAATGTTGAACGAGTAACCTATGACCGCAACGAGCAGATTTACAAAAATCAAATCGTTCCTTACATGGGTAAACTCATTGTGTCTAACATAACAGGTGCTGACATTAAGAGACTGATTAGTACGCTGACCGACAAGGGATATTCATTCTCAACCGTCAAGCAAACATACAATCTGCTCAATGAATACTTCGATTATCTTATGCGTGAAGAGTTCATAAAAAAGAATCCGATGAACGCTGTGCCGACAATAAAAAAGTCAAATTATCTTGCAAAGCAAAACAAAGAAGTGCTTCCCGTGTGCGAAACGATAACCGTATTTACCGATGATGAAATTGAAAAATTCAAAGCGGAAGCATACAAGAAGTACCCCTCAGGCAAGCCGAAACATAATCAAGCATCAGCATATATTCTTATGCTGAACACAGGGTTGAGAACCGCAGAAGTGTTGGGTTTAATCAACAGCGACATAGACCTTGAAAAGAAAGTGATGCACATACAAAGAGGTGTTAAAGAAGCCCAAAAGCGTGACGGAACAGAGAGAAAAAGCGGACGGGAAATTGTGGTAGGTAAGCTAAAAACCGCATCAAGCAAGCGTATTGTACCATTAAACGAAACGGCTATACAAGCGATTATCGAATTACGAAACGAGCGATATTTCGGTGAGGACGCACCATTGATACCCGATGCAGACGGCAACTTCACAAGACCATTGAATTTAAGAAAACGGTTTTATTCCATACTCGATGCGGCAGGAATCGAGAAAAAAGGCTTACACAGTTTGCGACACACCTTCGCAACAAAGCTTGTAACAGGAGTACGAGCAGATGACGGAACGGTCAAAGCATTAACACCGAGGCAGGTGGCAGACTTACTTGGACACACAACTTCGGAGATAACCGAAATGTATTATGTCAAACGAAACACGGATATGCTGATGGGTATTACGAATGAATTTGAATTATGATTGATGCTTTTTTGATGATGTACCAAACGGATTGCATGGATTGTGTGACACAAAGTGGACAAAAAATAGTGCAAAAATCAAAAATCGGCGTACGGAAAAGTCCGTGCGCCGTAGTTTTATCAATATGGGAAATACAAGCAATATCGCCGTAAAACAAAAGCGATAGTTATCCCCAAAAGATTGCCGATGATATACAAACGGACTTGAAGTTGCTTCGCAACCCCTCTTGCGGTGCCCAAAATATGGCGGTGTTACGCCATATTTTGACCGCTGCGCCATCCTCGCCTCGCTGCATCTGCCACCGGCAGCGCTCGGCGACGAAGCCCGGCACGCGCGTGCCTCGGACAAGTTTTGTCTAACAAAAAAGAAACAGTCACCAAAATGGTGACTGTTTCTTTTTGGCAGGGGCAGAAGGACTTGAACCCTCGGCACGCGGTTTTGGAGACCGCTGCTCTACCAACTGAGCTATACCCCTATATTAAATTCTTCCTTGCGGAAATCACTTTGATATTATACATATATTGCATCATTTTGTCAACAATAATTATTTCAAAATGTTTTTATGAAGCTTCCTTTTAAATCTAATACACAATAGAAAAAACGATAACAATCGGCGTCGGTGCTATTGCTCGGAAAAGCTGCCATCGAATGATGCATTACCGATGACAAAAACCGGTTTCCGCATAATTTTTCTCTTGTCAGTTATCTCTCAAATCAAAAAAAGAAAAACGAAAAGATAAACATACAAAACAAAAAGAAACGACAATCTTCTCACGAAAATTGTCGTTTCTTTGGTGGAGAATTACGTTTCATATCCGAACTACCGTCGGCATTAACTCTATATGTTTGAGTGTTCCCTTTTAGGTTATAAACGGTTGTTATCTTGTATCCTCCGTCAGGCTCGTCCCATACCGTGACAGAATTGATTAGCGTATCAATCAAATGTCTGCGAAAGTCCTCGTCTTCTATGTCACCACTCAAGAACTGAGATAACCAACCCACAATGACGGTCTTATCCAATGTGAGATATTCACTCTTAGCGGCATCGAGTCTCAACTCGGTGTCCTTTTTTCTTTTTTCTAACTCTTTGAGCCTTGAGTCAAGAGTCTCCGATTCAACACCACGCTCTACCATTTTAAGCAGATTTTTGATGCTTGTATTTATCTCCTTTAAGTCAGCAGTCAATGCCGGGATTATAGCGTCACTCTCTATATCCTCTCTATTACACTTGATAGCCATATCTGCGATAGTGTTTATCATTTCAGGGGTGATTAACCGCATAGCGTTCTCAGCTACTATACGCTCTATAAGGTCTTTGCGTATTGTTCTTTTCTTGCACGAATGGAAACGCTTACGAGTGCTGCACGAGTAGTAATAATAGGTCTCCCCTGTTTTACTTCTTCCGCTATCGCCCGTCATATTAGCACCACAATGCCCACAGAACAGCTTTTGAGATAATAGGTAATTCACTCTTGCCTTACCACGTGCAGGAGCTTGTGCGTTCGCAGAGAGCCTTTTTTGCACAGTCTCGAATGTTTCTTTATCTATAATAGCAGGAATACCTCCCTCTATACGAATATCCTTATATGTATATGTCCCTATATACTTCTCGTTTCTAAGCATAGTTTTAAACGAGTTTTTATTGAACTCAGTTCCCTTTTTGGTGCGATAACCTTGACTGTTGAATTTTTCGCATATCTCGGAGATAGTTGCCCCTCCTGCATATAAGTCAAACGCCTCTTTGACTATTTGCGCGCTGGGTTCGTCAACAGTAAGCTTTTTATCGACCGTTTTGTACCCCAAAGGGATTGCACCACCGGTGCTGTTGCACTTATACGCCGACTCATTCAGACCTCGGCTCACTTTTTGCGAGAGCTCCTTAGAATAGAACTCGGCCATTCCCTCAAGGACTGACTCAAGTATAACGCCCTCAGGGCTGTCGGATATGTTTTCTGTTGCGGATATAACCTTGACCCCGTTCTTCTTCAAACGTACTTTATAGGTAGCGGAGTCATAGCGATTGCGGGCAAATCTGTCGAGCTTATAGACAACAACCCCCTGCCATAACCCGTTACTGCTGTCTCGTATCATTCGGCAGAAGTTAGTACGTTTCGCAGTTTCCTTATAAGCGGACGTTGCGCGGTCTATATATTCTCCCACTACGTTATATCCTTGTCGCTCGCAGAAGTCCATACAAACCCTCTTTTGACCCTCTATAGACTGCTCCGTTTGTCTATCGCTACTGTATCTCATATATAGAACAACATTCATTGCCTTAAACCCTCCTGTTTGCTTTTATATATGGTTCAAACCTATCATATACCTGTTTTTCCAACGGGCTCGTCAAAAATCTATTTCTTTCGTACAATATTTGCATTCGTTCAGCACGTATTTTGGCGGCTGTGTAACTTACATCAAATACATCTTGTATATCTTTTGCGGTGTGTATATTTAAACCCCATATGACGCAGGCAGGCATTAACAGCCTACTCGCAAAAATATCTGCTTCCCGTTCAACCCCGGGTTTGCTCGCATTAACCGTTCTCGCGTGATACCCTACGGTTAAAAGGTGTCCTAAGAATATATGCCCTAACTCGTGGGCTATCGTAAACCGTATACATCCTCGTGCCATTGAATCATCGTATACAATATACCACTCGCCCCGATTACTGATACTGACTCCTACTTCATTACTTTTCAGTTCGTTTACCTCTGAATTTTTAACAACCAAAATGTCAGCCGCTCGCGCTATAGTCGTAACGCTCACAGGAATGCTCGTAATATTGAAATCAATTAACACTTGCCACGTCGCGTTTCTTATATCCTTGTAACGCCCATAAAAAGACAACATTATCACCCTGTCGTAGTTTAACCACGAACAGGTGTGATATTCCTTTCATCATAAATCTTCGTCACACGTTACTGCTTTTGCATTTCGCAATCTGTCTATATCCTCTTGTGAACGTGTTACTATTACCGGCTCCGCGTTATCGGATGACCTTGCAGCACGATACACTCTGTGAGTTTTCTCGGACTCGTCCTTGATGTTCATAACAGCTTGAATAATCCTTAACTTAACCTCTTCGCTTGAAGCCCTGTAGACAGCGAGGAGGGTTTTTTCTTGTTCTGTGAGTTCGCTATCGAGACTGGCGGTAGCGTTTCTTTCTTCGTTTCCGAGAAGATAATCAACAGAAACGTTGAAAAAATGTGACAGTTTGACGAGCGTTTTGCCATCCGGGAGAGTATCATTATCCGCCCAATACTTTGGCTGATTTTTACCAATAGATAGTTCTTGGGAAACTTGCTTCCAGCTAACATCTCTCTCAGCAAGTAGTGTTTTTAAGCGTTCATTAAAAATCATAATATGCTCCTGCCTATCCCTAATCAATGGATTTAAGTCAAAAATATCCCTAATATTTTGATTTGCCACTTGACAATCCCTAATTTGGGGATTATAATAAAAACAACAAAAGTAACAACGACAAGGCACACGAATACCGGAGGAGACCGTAAAGCCTCCCCTTTCTCCAATGCTATGTTGTCAATCGCAATGCAATTGTAGCATTGGAGCGCCCTAAAATCAAGTGTTTTTACGAATTTGTAACTTTTGTTTTAAATTGACACGAAAGGAGGGATTATATGACTTCAAGACCTACTGACTATAAGCGGCATTATTGGGCTGCGCCTATCTCTCATTACGAGCTGCCCGAAGAAGAAAGGGAACGCTTACGCATTCACGTTAAAGACCGCCTCACCGCTCACTGCCTTACTCAGGTATGGCTGATACAGCAACTACAGAATGCGGGCTTAACGACCGATAAAAGTGAGTTGTGCTCTATCTTAGCGGGTACACGCTTCGGCCCCAAGGTTGATGAAATTCTTGTGGAGAGCGACAGAATAATAACCGCTTATGATGACTTCTTATGTGCAGTAGACAAGAAGCATAGCAGCCTATGGACGAAAATATGCAAAAAGAAAAGTTGAACCGCTTAGCTCGCATTCTTTACAGAACAGTTTATAGGTACTACGAAGACCCGAGGCATCGTAAGGAATTTGAGGAGTGGTATTTAAAAGAGTACGGCACTCCGTATCATTGGAAGACATCAAAGGAGGTACAAAGATGAGCATTGGAGATAACATCAAAGAGAAACGAAAGGCATTAAATCTGTCCCAAAAAGACGTAGCTCGCGCGGTAGGTATCTCGCAAGCCACAATGACCAATATTGAGAATGACTATAGAATAGTTCATTCATCTCTACTTAAACAAATCGCAAAAGTCTTGCAATGCTCATACCACGAGCTACTTGCAGGTAATGAGCAGAAAGAGTGTTTCGCGTACTCAGGTATAGGTTGTCAAATATTAACAGAAATGATATGCAGAACACGCGACTGTCCTTTTTTTAAAACTCAGCTCGATTATGAAGTTGACAAGAAGATTGCAGACAGAAAAGTGAGGAGGCTGTGACAAAATGTTTGTTATTGAAACTTTAGTAACTTTAGTCATTTTTATGTGCGGATTTATCATTGTGCCAACCCTCAGAGACACGCGTTCTGCCTTGTCCGAATTGAAAGAAGAGGTAATCGACAATGAAGACAGGATTTAAATTCATCATTGGTTGCGTTGTCTTTATCGGAATTGTGTGCGGAATGTACTTCCTGAGCCTGTTCTTGGCAAACCGTATAATCTTGTTTTTTCTTTGGTTTTTTACGTGTTAACGCAAAGGAGGGTACAACAATGTACGAAGTATATTACGCCTATGGTATGAACAAAGGCACAACAATTACTTATACCTCTACATTAGAGGAGGCTACTTCCTTCGTAAAGGCAAAGGTGTTCGAATTGTCCCAAAAAGGAATTGACGCACATTGCTATTACGGGATCCGAAAAATATAGGAGGAAATTCTAATGTCTAAATTTAGCAACGAAACCCTTAATCCGGGTGAGCACTTCATTTATAACGGAATCGAATTTATCTGCCTTGATATTATCGACGGAAATTATCTCGCTATAACTGCAAAGCTCCACGCAGAAATACCATTCGATACTAACGGAAAGAACGATTGGCGTAAATCCTCATTGCGTCGTGTTCTGAATACCGATTTCCTTGACCTCCTCGATAGGAGACACCTTATCAAGCAGACATCTGACCTGATTGCAGACAATGGCGACAGGAAGTATGGCGCTTGTGAGGACTATGTAACAATACTGTCTTGCGACCAGTTCCGTAAGTACAGAGACCTTGCGCCGCACTACCCTGAACGGATGTGGACATTGACTCCGTGGAGCTGTTACAGCAGCACTGTCAGATTTGTCCGTCCGACAGGCAACATCGACGACGTCAGCGCCTACTTCAGTAACGGAGTCGCCGGGGTTTGTCTTTTCTCGTCCGAGAATCTGAAATTGCGCCGTCAGGCGAGCCTCATAGGAGTTGACGAAGATGACTACTAAATCTATAAGAGAAGCTAAACGCGTCGAATGCGGAAAACCTATCGGAAACGAATTATACCATTTTACCAAACGCCGATGCTTTGCAACTGTGTTCATTCACAAGAGATGTTATGAAAAGCTTCTTCCCAAGAAAGGCAAGTAAATGAGTAACAAGAAAATAGGCAATGATTTTGAAAAAATTCTTAAATAACCAAGGAGGCTAACACCAATGTTAGAAATAAAAGTTCAGTTATCCGCCACGGATGATCTTATCGCGGCAATGAGAAACCTTGCCGCTGCACTTGACGGCAAAACACCCGACCATGCAGCGGCCATCAATACTGCACCGATTAACACCCCTATAAACCCTACCCCTGCCCAGGTTACCCAACCGACTGCGGCACCTGCTACTATGCCAGCTATTGCTGAAACGGCTGCTGCTCCCGCTGTTCCGACCTCTGCACCGCAGTACACGCTTGATATGATTGCAACTGCGGGCTCGGCGCTAATAGATGCCGGAAAGATGGATCAGCTTATGGGGCTGCTCGGCAAGTTTGGTGTGGCAAGTCTTACAGAACTTGCACCCGAAAGCTACGGAGCCGTTGCAAACGAATTAAGAGCCATGGGCGCAGCAATTTAAGGAGGGATAACAATGCCAACACCGGAAAAACACGCTCTGCTGTCGGCATCCTCCGCAGCCCGTTGGCTGCATTGCACCGCAGCCCCTCGCTTTGAGGAGCAATTTCCAGAAACTACATCGGAATATGCGGAGGAGGGTCGCTTGGCTCACGCTATTTGTGAGCTGAAAGTTATTAAGCACTTTACTACGCAGATTAAGCCACGCACTTACACCTCGAGGCTTAAAAAGCTGAAAGAAAACCCGCTTTACCAGGACGAGATGGACAAGACCTCGGATCTGTACCTGGAGCACCTTACCGAAAGAGCTATGCAGTATAACGCAAAGCCGAATGTGGCCGCCGAGGTGCAGGTTGATTTTGCCGAATATGTACCAGAGGGCTTTGGCACCTGCGATTGCATTATGATCGGCAGTGATACCTTGAGCATCACCGACTATAAGCACGGTAAGGGCGTGCCCGTACCAGCCGAAAACAACCCGCAAATGAGGTTATATGCCCTTGGTGCTCTGAAACGGTACAAGCCCGTTTATGGCAGCAGTATCAAAAAGGTTTGTATGACGATAGACCAGCCCCGCATTCAGACAGAGCCGAGCAGTGAAACCATAACGGTTGAGGAGCTGCTTGCTTGGGGTGAAAGCATTAAACCTATTGCCGCAAAGGCTTATATGGGGCTTGGGGAGTTTTGCCCCGGTGAGCATTGCCGCTTTTGCCGTGGCAAGGCGAAATGCAGAGCCCGTGCAGACCAAAACACCGCACTTGAGGAATTTAAGGACTGTGTACCGCTTACAAAAGCTACCCCGGAGCAGCTTGAACAAGCTGAGGTGGACGGTCAGGACGGCATTCCTACAGGACTTCTCTCCGATGCCGAAATTGGTGATCTGCTTGTAAGGGGCAAGGAACTTGTCAAGTGGTACAAGGATCTTGAGGAATACGCCCTCGGCACTATCCTCAAAGGCGGTACAATCCCCGGTTGGAAAGCCGTTGCAGGTAGGAGCAACCGCACCTTTACGGACACAGATGCAGCCTTTAACGCCGCTATGGCCGCCGGGTATGATAAGGCGCTCTTGTATGACCTAAAGCCCAAAACGCTTACGGAGCTTGAGAAACTTATGGGCAAAACCGAATTTGCGGACAAGCTCGGCAGCTTTGTGGTAAAGCCCGTTGGAAAACCCACCCTTGCACTGCTTACAGATAAGCGGGAGGCTTACAACCCTGCCGCCGCAGACTTTGCCGGGATAAATGCTTAAAGCCAAAACACATTTTTAATGATTATAAGGAGGCAAGCAACAATGTTTAACGAAAGTACTCCCCATGGACTTGAGGAAATGAGAGCCCGCAGCCAGGCCTGCGATATGCTGTCAGATATGTTAATCGAAGCAATGCTTAAAAGCGACGCACCGGAGGAAGCAAAGCTCGGCGTGCGTATCGTTCAGCAGGGCAAAAAGGTTAGCAAAGCTACACAAAAAATTATGGATGCGTTTGTCTGTGATTCTGCCACTATTAAAGCAAGCGACACCGAAACCCTCAAACAGGTGCTTGAGTACCTCGTCTTGGTAGAGGTAGGGCTCAAGCAGTTTATGGAAACAACCAAGGCGCCAAATACAAACAATGCGCCGAATGAAATTTAATGTAATAAAGGAGTTCAAGAATTATGTATCAGAACATTGCAACCAAAGTATTAACCGGCGAAGTAAGACTTTCCTACGCCAACCTTACTACCCCCAGAGCACCCCAACAGGGCGGTGAGCCCAAGTACAGCGTTACGCTGCTTATCCCCAAAACCGACGCTGCAACCATTGCCAGCATTAACGCTTCTATTAAGGCGGCGTATGATGACGGTGTAAGCAAGAAATGGGGCGGTGCACACCCCACGCCCAAGCAGATTGTGCACGACGGTGACGGACTCCGTCCGTCCGGCTTGCCATTTGGTGATGAGTGCAAAGGGCATTGGGTATTGACCGCCAGCACCAAGAACAAGCCTCAAGTTGTCGGTATCGACAATCTTGATTGTGAGCTCGCCCCCTCGGACATCTACAGCGGTATGTTTGCCCGTGTAACTATTAACTTTTTTGCCTACGACACGGCGGGCAGCAAGGGTGTAGGCTGTGGCCTTGGTAATGTACTTAAAACCCGTGACGGCGAGGCTCTTGCCGGTGGCGCATCCGCAGCCAGCGACTTTGAGGGTCTCGGTCAGAGCTTTGCAGCACAGACGACCACCGCTCCCGTTTATCCGCAGGCGCAGCCCACTACACCCCAACAGGCAACACCCGCACAGTCGCAGAGCCACCCTGCGGTAAACCCAATTACTGGGCTGCCCTGGTAATGTTGCACCGAAAATTTACGAAAAGGAGGTAAAAGAGTATGGATCATTTAAGTATTGACCTTGAAACATTTTCAAGCGTGCCGATACAAAAAGCTGGTGCCCAAAAGTACATACAAAGCCCCGACTTTGAGATCCTCCTCTTTGCCTACTCCCTTAACGGTGCGGAGCCGGTGTGCTGTGATTTTGCTCAAGGCGAAACACTCCCCAAGTGGGTTGCCGAGGCGTTGCTTGATCCGCAGTGCTTAAAACACGCATACAATGCGCCCTTTGAGTGGGGCTGCCTGTCCCGGTATATGGGCAGGCAGCTGCCACCGGCACAGTGGCGTTGCACAATGTTCCACGGCTTGTATGCAGGCTATACGGCAGGCTTGGATGCCACAGGCAGAGCGTTGGGCTTGCCGGAGGATAAGCGCAAGCTGAATACTGGCAAATCCCTTATACGCTATTTCTGCGTACCGTGTGCCCCGTTAAAGGCAAACGGCGGCAGAACACGGAACTACCCACACCACGCGCCGGAGCGCTGGGAGTTATTCAAAGAGTACAACCGCCAGGATGTTGTGACCGAAATGGAAATTGAGCGCAGACTTTCGGCAGTACCCGTGCCAGACTTTGTGCAAAAGGAATGGGAAACAGACCTTATTATTAACAGCCGAGGCGTTGCCGTTGATATGGGGATGGTTGAGGGCGCCCTTGAACTTGGGGCAACGGTCCGCAACACCCTTACAACCGAGGCCGTGAAAATATCCGGGTTAAGTAACCCAAACAGCGTAGCCCAACTTTCAACTTGGTTGGAAAAAGAAACTGACAAAGAAATAACAGACCTGCGCAAGGACACCGTTGCCAAAATGCTTGCCCGTGACGATAACAGCCCGGAGGTACAGCGTATGCTTGAGATCCGGCAGGAACTCGGTAAAACAAGTACCAAAAAATACGATGCCATTGAGCAGGCTGTGTGCCAGGATGGGCGTGTGCGTGGGCTCTTACAGTTTTACGGAGCCAACCGCACGGGCCGCTGGGCAGGGCGTTTGGTGCAGGTGCAAAACCTGCCCCGTACCTATACAGAGCCGTTGGAGCTTGCCCGTGACCTTGTAAAAGGGCGTAAGCTGGATGCCTTAAAGTGCATTTACGGCAGTGTGCCGGACACGCTCTCACAGCTGATACGCACCGCGTTTATTGCCGCACCCGGTAATGTGCTGATTGATGCCGACTTTTCGGCCATTGAGGCCCGTGTTATTTCCTGGCTTGCCGGTGAGGAGTGGAGGCTTGAGGTTTTCCGCACCCACGGCAAAATATACGAGGCATCCGCCTCGCAGATGTTCGGCGTGCCCATTGACCTTATAAAAAAGGGCAACCCCGAATACGCCCTCCGTCAAAAAGGTAAGGTTGCAGAGCTTGCCCTTGGTTATCAAGGCAGCACCGGCGCACTTATCAATATGGGTGCACTTGATATGGGCATACCGGAAGAGGATCTGCCCGATATTGTGAGCCGTTGGCGTGATGCCAACAAACACATAAGGGACCTGTGGTACAAGGTGGATTCCGCCGCTGTGCAGGTTATCAATCAAGGCGGCAGCGTGGGCGTAAGCAGCCTTATACTTGCCCACGAATGGGATGCAACCCAAGGCACCGACTATATGACAATAACACTGCCAAGTGGCAGAAAACTGTTTTACAATGCCCCGCAAATAGGCGTAAACCAATGGGGCAGACCATCCATCACATATATGGGCGTGAATGATAAAAATAAGTGGGGGCGCATCGAAACCTACGGCGGCAAGCTTGTGGAGAATTGTGTGCAAGCCATCGCCCGTGATTGTCTGGCGCAGGCTATTGAACACCTGGAGGCAGCAGGGCTGCCAGTTATATTCCACATACACGATGAGGTGGTAATTGATATAAGACCGTTTGCAGACAACGATGCAATGCTTGCAAAAACGGTTGAAATAATGAGCCGCCCTGTTCCGTGGGCTCCGGGCTTGCCCCTTGGCGCTGATGGTTGGGTTGGTAAGTTCTTTAAGAAAGATTAGGAGGCTCGGCTATACAGTATATGGGAGGCAAAAGCCGCATAGCCCGCTACATAGCCGAAATTATAAATAACACCCTTAACGGGGGGGGAGCGTTCAATGAGATACCAAGGCGGCAAGAGCCGTATAGCAACACCTTTGGCGCAGATCCTCAACGCTACGGGGGGGGCTTGCTTTGTTAGCCTTTTCTGTGGTAGCTGTTCCGTTGAAAGCAAAGTTACCGGCTATGACCGCATTATACTGAATGACAAGCACAAGTATTTGATTGCTATGTTAAGAGGTGTGCAGGCGGGTTATGAATTGCCGGAAACGATAACAGAGGAACAGTACCAGGCCATAAGAGCCGATAAAGATGCAGATCCGGTGCTTGCAGGTTTTGTGGGCTTTGGGTGCAGCTTTGGCGGCAAATGGTTTGGGGGATATGCACGAAATAAGGGCGGCACAAATTATGCCGCACAAAGCAAGCGATCACTGCTTAAAGATATGGCAACGCTCGGCGGCGCCGAGATATTCTGCGGTGATTATAAACAAGTACCTATACCGCCGGGGGCGGTTGTATATGCGGATCCTCCGTATGACAATACCACCGGTTACAATAACGAGAAATTCAACAGCACAGAGTTTTGGCAGGCAATGCGTTTGCTTGCTGATACCGGGCACACCGTTTACATAAGTGAGCAGACCGCCCCGCCAGACTTTGTGTGCGTGTGGGAAAAGCCCTTTACCCGCACACTTGACAGAAACAAGGGCAACCAATTCAAGGTAACAGAAAAACTGTTTACCTATATTTCACCGATATGGAGGCGGTAAAAATGGCTTATTATATGGCCTCGGTAAGCTGGGGCAAGGACAGTTTGGCAATGCTCCTCCGGCTGATAAACGAAAACAAGCCGCTTAACGAGGTTGTTTTCTTTGATACCGGGATGGAATTTCAAGCAATATACAATGTGCGTGATGCTGTCCTTGGTATGCTGAAAGTAAGAGGCATTACTTACACGGAATTAAAACCGGATGAACCTTTCCTTTACAGTATGCTCGAACGCCCAAAAACAAAGCGTACTGGTGAAAAAGTTTTAGGTAACGGATGGTGCGGCGGCCCGTGCCGTTGGGGCACATTCCAAAAGCTACGCGCACTTGATAAATACGCTAAAAGCAAAAATGCTGTTGTTTATATCGGGCTTGCCGCAGACGAGGTTAAACGATTGGAAAACCTTGAGAGTTACAAGCGTGCGCCGCTTGCAGAATTTTGGAATATGACGGAGGCAGAGTGCCTCCAATATTGTTACGATCACCATTTTTACTGGTATGAGGACACCGACAGCGAGGCAAAAAAATACGCCTTTATGATGTTTTGGATCGTGTTTCCTGCTGGTGCTGCTGTAATAAAAACCTCAAGGAACTGCGGAACATATACAACTTTTTGCCCGAATATTGGCAAAGGCTGCGCTACCTGCAATTTGTACTTGAGCGCCCAATGAAAGGCTACTATAAAGGACAGCCCAGAGGCGTGTTTGAACTTGAGGATCGTTTTTCTAAGGAGGCAAACAATGATACCTTTTCCAAATAAAAAATACAGCGTTATATACGCAGATCCGCCATGGAAATACCAGGACGAGCGATGCGAAGGCACTGCTGCCGACCATTACCCCACAATGCGTATTGAGGATATATGCAACCTGCCGGTGCAGGATCTGGCGGCTGATAACTGCGTGCTTTTCCTTTGGGCTACTTACCCAAAGCTCAAAGAGGCATTGCAAGTAATTGAGGCATGGGGTTTTAAGTATAGAAGCATCGGCTTTCAGTGGATAAAACAAAACCGCAGTGGTAATGGTTACTTTTTCGGCCTTGGGCGTTGGACTAGGGGCAACACGGAGCCTTGCCTTATAGCTACTAAGGGTAAGCTCCACAGGGCAAGCAACAGCGTAAGCCAACTCATTTTTGCACCGCTGCGTGCCCATTCCCAAAAGCCGGATATTACACGAGATAAGATCCGAGAGCTGATGGGGGAAAATCACTCTTACATAGAGCTTTTTGCAAGGAATACAACCCCGGGATGGGATGTCTGGGGGAATGAGGTAAACAAGTATGGCAACTAAAATATATATAGCCGGGAAAATCACCGGCGATCCCGATTATAAGGCAAAGTTTGAGGAGGCTGAAAATTTCTACAAAAAAAAGGGCTACACCGTACTCACACCCACCTGGATGCCCATCGGTATGCAGCCTGCTGATTATATGCGTATCTGCTTTGCAATGATTGATACAGCAAATATGGTTGCTTTCCTGCCGGACTTTAAGCAGAGTGCGGGCGCAGAGGTTGAGCACGCATATTGCCGCTACATTGATAAGATCATCCGGTATTATGAGGATGACAGAAACAAAGCACAGCGCGCTGCCAAGATTTCAGCGGATCTTTTAACGCCAATGGCGGCACCGGTTATGCCGGAACCTGCCGAGGAAATTAAAAAGGCTATTGAAAAAGAACTCCACAGAGGGAGGTAAAACCTTGAAACATTACGGCGATATAACAAAAATAAATGGCGCCCTTGTTGAGCCTGTCAATGTGGTTATTGGCGGCAGCCCGTGCCAGGATCTCTCTGTTGCGGGCAAACAGGCAGGGCTTGCCGGTGAACGGTCCGGGCTCTTTATGGAGCAATTACGGATAATAAAAGAAATGAGGAGGACTGACCTTGAACGAGGCAGAACAGGAAAAGACACCCGCCCAAGGTATATGGTGTGGGAAAATGTGCCCGGAGCTTTCAGCTCCAACAAAGGAGCCGATTTCAGCATCGTGCTCCAAGAAACCGCAAAAGTGGCCTGCGAACAAGCCCCCGCTGTTCCTATCCCTAAAAACGGATGGCCTCCAGCCGGATGCCTTACCGATGTGGGAGGACAATGGAGCATTGCGTGGCGAGTATTTGACGCACAGTTTTGGGGTGTGCCCCAAAGACGAAAACGCATCGCACTTGTCGCAGATTTTGGAGGTCTCACCGCACCCGAAATACTCTTTGAGCGCCAGGGCGTGTCTGGGCATATTAAACCGTGCGGAAAAGAGGGGCAAGCAACTCCCGGAAATATTGAAACTTGCTTTAATACAGCAGGCTCAACGAGGGGGGGGGCTTATTGCATACAAGGCAACTGCATCGACAGAGCCGACACCGCAGGATGCAACGGAAAAGCACTTGCTTTGAGAGCGCAAAGCGGCGATAATCAGCCCGCCATAGCACTTGAGCACCACCCTATGGGTAGCCGTATATCCTTGGCCGATGACGGCATAATACAAACCCTTAACGCCCGAATGGGCACGGGAGGGGGGAATGTTCCCCTGCTTATGTGCTCTACCAAAAAGCCATAGGAAGCCTTTGTGCACGGGACAGCCGAGGGATCGGCAACCAATATGTGCAGGAGGGCAAACTATTCATTATGGAGGTACAAAAGTGATAATGTTTGAAAATTACCAATTTGCAAATTGGCGCCCTGGCTGCGGAACGCTTAAAGCCAGCGGGGGCGATTACGGGGGGGGCTCGGAAAACTTGATCGTGTATCAATATTGGAACGGTAAACAAGTAACCGACACCCTCACAGCAAGGAACGCGGGAGGAGCGCAACGGATGCCAGACAAACAAAATTTTAATTGTGTAGTGGGTTTTCACCTGCTGCAAGATCCTATAACAGACGAAACCAAAACGCCTCGCCTGTCGACAGGCAGCTCCACCGGCGAGGCATCTCTCGGTGTATACGAGGAACAAAGCCAGGCACAGTACATTGTGCGGAGGCTTACACCGCTTGAGTGTGAACGCCTGCAAGGCTTTCCGGATGGTTGGACGGATATAGGCGAATGGACGGACAGCAAAGGCAAAGTACATAAAGAGAGCACCGACAGCGCGCGCTACAAAGCCCTCGGCAACAGTATAGCCATACCGCCCTGGACTTATGTATTACAACGGCTTTCACTATGCTGCGGTGCAAAGCCCACAATGGCGAGTTTATTTGACGGTATAGGCGGTTTTCCGTATATCTGGGAAAGCCTTAACGGCAAAGGCTCTTGTGTATGGGCAAGTGAAATTGAGGACTTTCCTATTGCAGTAACAAAGTATCATTTTCCGGAGGAGGTAACCAACGATGGCTGATACCGATAAATGCGCCGCTTGCGGCGAGATTATTCCGGAGGGCATCCAGGTTTGCCCTCTGTGTTCAAAGGAGGTGCCCGAAATGGGCAACAACAAAAACCCTTATTACAATAGCGAGGGCTACACCGATCTCGCCGTGGGCGCGGGCGGTAAGGAGTAACCGCTATGCAATATGATCGTAAAATTGCCATAGCCTCCGGTGCAAGCAGGCGCGCAACCGTATGGACCACCCAAACGCTTATGGTATCGGAACTATGGCAAAAGTTAAAAGTGCCCGCAAGGGGCACGGAAACCCTTGCAGAATACTTAAACCTTAAAAAGGCACAGCAGGACGATCTCAAGGATATAGGCGGTTTTGTCGGCGGTACCCTTAACGGACCTCGCCGCAAGGCCAACAATGTGGCCGGGCGTGATATTATCACCCTTGACCTTGACAACATACCTGCGGGGCATAAAGACAATGTGCTCCGCATTGTGGAGAGTTTGGGCTGTGGGTACTGTGTTTACAGCACCCGAAAGCACCAGCCTGCTGCCCCTCGTCTGCGTGTGCTCTTTCCGCTTGACAGAACGGTAACGGCTGACGAATACGAGCCCATCGCCCGTAAAGCAGCTGAATATATAGGCCTTGAATATGCTGACCCCACAACCTTTGAGCCCAGCCGTCTTATGTATTGGCCGAGCTGCTGCCGTGATAGTGAGTATGTGTATGTTGTGGGTGATAAACCTTTCTTATCTGCCGATGGCCTGCTTGCACAGTACACCGATTGGCGCGATATGACACAGTGGCCCGCCCTGCCGGGGCAAGCACAGTTTACCAAGCTGGCAGTAAAGCAAGGCGATCCGGACGGTAAAAACGGCGTTGTGGGCGCGTTTTGCCGCACCTATGACATACAGCGAGCAATGGACGAGCTGCTCCCCGGTATTTATGAGCCGGTTGACAATGTGCCCGGCAGATATACATACCTTGGAGGCTCTACCACGGGCGGTGCCGTGCTTTACGATGACGGCAAATTTTTATATAGCCACCACGCAACAGACCCCTGCGGCGGCCGCCTTGTAAATGCCTTTGACCTTGTGCGCCTGCACAAGTACGGCGATAAGGACGATGCCGCAGCCGCAGGCTCACCCACCAACCGCCTACCCTCCTACCTTGCTATGTGTGAGTATGCCTGCGGGCTTTCGGATGTTAGTGCACTTATAAGCAAGGAACGGTACGAAAGTGCTGTTAAGGACTTTGACGGAATCACCGCCGATGAGAGCGAGGAGCCGGAAAATTGGATGGCGCTGCTTGAAAAGAACACCCAGACAGGTGCCGTTAAAGCCACCATTGACAATGTGCGTATTATCCTGGAGCACGATCCCCTGCTTAAAGGCAAGTTTGCGCTTAACGAATTTGCCGGCCGTGGCGAGGTGCTCGGCTCCCTGCCGTGGGATAAGCGGGAAAAACGCCGCCTGTGGGATGACAACGACAACCAAGGGCTTTACTGGTACCTTGAGCGTGTGTATAAGATTTCCGGCAACGGCAAAGTGGATGGGGCTCTTTCCCTCCATTCCAACGCCCACGCTTTTAACGATGTAAAGGACTACCTCAAGGGCTTGCAGGGCAAGTGGGATGGCGTGCCCCGCCTCGATTGCCTTTTTATAGACTACCTCGGTGCAAAAGATACGGCATACAACAGAGCCGTAACCCGCAAGGCCTTTACTGCCGCCGTTGCCCGTGCTATGACACCCGGCTGCAAATATGACAATATGGTTATTTTGGCGGGCCCGCAGGGTATCGGTAAAAGCACGCTGTTGGATAAAATGAGCCGTGGCTGGTTCAACGATAGCATACGCACCTTTGAGGGTAAAGAGGCAAGCGAACTGCTCCAGGGCGTTTGGCTTGTGGAGGTGTCGGAGCTTGATGCTTTCCGGCGTACCGATGTAAGCCGCATCAAGCAGTTTTTGAGCCTCCGTGCGGATCGTTTCCGTGCGGCGTATGGGCGTAATGTTAAGGAACTGCCCCGCACTTGCATCTTTTTCGGTACTACCAACACCACTGAATACTTGCAGGACACCACCGGCAACCGCCGCTTTTGGCCGATAGACACCGGCGAACAGAGACCCACCAAAAACGTATGGCGTGACCTCGACACGGAAGTAGATCAGCTGTGGGCCGAGGCGTATGTACGCTGGCAGGCCGGCGAGCCTCTTTACTTATCCGGAGCCATTGAGGATGCTGCCAAGGAAAAGCAAGAGGAACACAGAGAGGCATCCAGCCGTGAGGGTATCGTGCGTGAATTTATGGAGCGCCCGGTGCCGGACGATTGGAGCAAGTGGCCACTTGATAAAAGGCGTATGTTCTGGGGCGGCGTAACAATGGGCAGCGACAGCCTGCACCTTGTGCCCCGTGATCGTATTTGCGCCCTTGAAGTTTGGTGTGAGGCTTTCGGTGGTAACATTAAGGAAATGAAAAACACCGACACCAGAGAGCTTAATGCCATTATGGCAACAATGCCTGGCTGGCAAAAAGCAAGCAACGCAAAGTATATGGGACCCTATGGTACGCAGCGTGGGTTTATTAAACTCTAACAGTTAGCGTCTAACGTTTTGTTTTTCGTGTAGAATTGTTAGAAAAATGCCAGCTAACATTTTTACACGGAAAAACATTGCTTTGTTAGATTGTTAGAGAGATTGTTAAACCGAAAACCCGCATAAAATAAGGCTTTTTATTACTTTTCTAACAATCTTACAATTATTCTTATAGAGCATAAAACAGAGAGCTATATACCCCCCTAACCCCCTATTACGCGTATATATAGAAAAAAATGTTTTGTTGTTAGAATACAAATAAAGATAAAGAAAGAACGAAAACGATGCTTGAAAAAACTGTTGAAAAAGAATTGTGCGACCGAGTGAAAAATGATCTCGGCGGCTGGGCATTAAAGTTTGTAAGCCCCGGACAAAACGGCGTACCGGATCGCATTGTGCTTGTGCCATATGGGCGTATATATTTTGTGGAAACAAAGGCACCTGGTAAAAAACTGCGTAAGCTGCAAGAATATGTTTGCGGTTTGATAAAGCGATTAGGTTTTAGGGTGCTGCGGATAGACACCAAGGAAAAGGTGGAGGCTTTCGTAAGGGAGGTGCAAACGGGTGGAATATAAACCGCATAATTATCAAGCGTACTGTATTGAGCGTATCGTAAATGACCCGGCGGTTGGGTTGTTCCTACGTCCGGGTTTGGGCAAAACTTCAATAACACTTTCGGCAATAAACATTTTGAAATACTTTAAGTGGAACATTGCAAAGGCTTTGGTTGTAGCACCCAAAAAGGTTGCAGAGGGCACATGGAGCAAGGAGGCAAACAAGTGGAATCACTTAAAGCATTTGCGTGTGGTTACGGTCCTGGGATCGTCCGCAAAGCGTATAAAGGCACTTAACACCCCTGCGGATGTGTATGTTATAAACCGTGAAAACATACCCTGGCTGGTTGAATACTATCAGCAAGCGTGGCCGTTTGATATGGTGGTGCTTGACGAAAGCACGAGCTTCAAGAACGGCCAAAGTAAACGCTTTAAGGCAATGAAACTTGTAAGGCGTTTTTGCAAAAAGGTTGTGCTGCTTACCGGCACACCGTCCTCCAAGGGGCTTATGGATCTGTGGGCGCAGATTTATTTGCTTGACGAGGGCGCACGGTTGGGTAAGAATATAACACAATTCCGCACACGGTACTTTGATGCCAATACACACGGCGGGCATTTTACCGATTACAAACCAAAAGAGGACGCCGAGGCGGCGGTGCTTAACGCCATAAGTGATATTTGCATATCAATGAAAGCCGAGGACTACCTGGAGTTACCTGCTTGTATCGAGCACGATGTCCCCGTAGTGCTTGATGATAAGACAATGAAAGCGTACAAGCAATTTGAGCGTGATCTGCTGCTTACCATTGACGAGGACACCATAACCGCCAACACTGCCGGGGTGCTTACCGGCAAGCTGTTACAGTTTTGCAGTGGCGCAATGTATGACAATGACCGCAAGGCCGTACATATTCACGATTGCAAAATCGAGGCCTATATGGAGCTTTTGGAAAGCCTAAACGGTGAGCCTTGTATTACATTCTATGGCTACCAGCACGATAAGAATCGAATCCTTGCCGCCCTTGAAAAAACAAAGCTGCGGGTGTGCGTTTATAAAGACACCGAGGACGAGGATGCCTGGAACAGCGGCAAGGTTGATGTGCTGTTGGTGCACCCAAGCAGCTGCGCCTACGGGTTAAACCTGCAAGCAGGCGGCCGGCACATTATCTGGTTTACACCAAACTGGAGCTTTGAGCTTAACGATCAGGGCAAGTGCCGTTTGTGGCGGCAGGGCTCCCCGTATGATAAGGTTTATGTGCATTACCTTATTGTGCAGGGGTGCGTTGATGAGGATGTGCTTGACACTATACGGGAGCGTGCAGGCACACACGAGGCAGTGATGCAAGTACTTAAAGCCCGTATCAAGAAAATAAAGGAGTAATTTTTATGGATAATAAGACAGCAAAAGAAGTTGGCAAGCAAATCACAAAGAGAAAACGCCCCGACCTGTCGGAATCGCAGACCGTTCATACTGAGCCGGGAGACAATCGGAAATACATTCTGCATTCGCTTCGCTTGGCTGAGTTGCCGAAACTGAACTTGACGAGTGTTGAAGAAGTGACACAAAGGATAAAGGACTACTTCACAATATGCGCCGAGGACGATATGAAGCCGAGTGTTGCGGGATTGGCTCTTGCTATGGATATTGATAGACGGTATCTGTGGGAAATCAGAGAGGGGCGAAAAGGTAAAAATCCTGCGGTGGCGGACACGCTAAAAAAAGCGATGAAAATTCTTGATCTTCAAATGGTCGATTATATGCAGAACGGCAAGATTAACCCTGTGTCCGGTATCTTCCTGATGAAGAACAATTTCGGCTATGCCGATAAACAGGAAGTTGTACTCACTCCCAATAATCCGCTCGGCGACACAAAGGATACAAAGGAGCTTGAAGAGCAATATATAGACAGCGTGGTTGAAGATTGAAAAATTTGACCGAAGCAAAAATTTGACCGAAGCAAAAATTTGACCGAAGCAAAAATTTGACCGAAGCAAAAATTTGACCGAAGCAAAAATTTGACCGCTACCTTTTTAGGTGGCGGTTTTCCTTTTTTTGTACCCGTTTTTCTACCCTCTTGTTATTTATGGGCTGTTGACGTTTTGTTTGTTGTGTCCTCCTGTTCTCTCTGTGGCTCTCTATCGCGTTTTTATACCTTGTGCAATGAAACTACATTGCCGACAAACAAAAATTGATTGTAGAGCGTTACAAAGGGCACAAACTAAAAAAGCAGTAAAAAAAAGAACCCCGAGAACGTGCCCCAGAGGTTCTTTTTTATGTTTTGTTGTTTAGTCGGGGAATTTTCCGGCCTTTTTTATCTCATCTGATGTTATTCTTGCGCCCTCGCGCCACTCGTCAAAATCCGGGGCGAATGCGTATGTTTTCCCTTTGTATTTAAGTGTTACAGCATATTCCCAGCCTAAATTATCTGCTATGTCGTTTGCGTTTTCCTCTTTTTCCAGTTCTACGCCCTCGGCCTTGAAACACTCCGCAGCGTGTCCCGTCTCGCAAGCACACGGGCTTGTAAAGTCTGTAAAACATTCATATTTGAGCGCCTGCAAAGCGTAGCTTTTAGCCGTTTCGGGATTATAGCCGAGTTCCTCTATTTGCGGCTCTTGGTCTGGGTTTTTGGTGTCATAAGATGTTGTGATTGTCTTTGTTCTTCATATTCTCGTCTTTCGTGTTCTTCCTCTTCTTCAATGCGTTCTTGGTATGCCTCGGGGCCTTGTTTCCATATGGCCATGGCCTTCCAATCTGGCATCTCGTCAACCGTTCGGGGGTTTAAATTAAAATAGTTTTTTAATTCAGATCTAATCTTTTCTTGTGTGATTTTTTCTGCGTTTACAATATATTCTGTGTACGACTCTTTTATATATCTTTTAAGAGTCGCAACGTGTTTTTTAATTCGCTTTTTTGTTTCAATTTCTGGGTCTTCGTATGCGTGAAAACCGCCATGCTTTACTTCATATGACCAATGATCCACCGTTACGTTATTTTCGTTGTAGATATAAATATAAATGTAACGGGCTAAAGAGTTTTCAACAATTTCTTTGATTGCTTCTTCGTCTATAATTGGGTAGTGGCAGTCCAGCCGGTTTGTTTTTGTTTTTTCGTCGTAATAGTAAGACATATATTTAGCTCCTTTTTTGTATTCGTGTATGTCGAGTATATCATATCAATTTTGCGGGGTCAAGCTTTACAGCTTTAACCCCGCAGCGCTCGCTACAATGGCGAACGGTAAAATTAAAAACAATATTAAAATCATTGGCGCGCCTCTTTCATATAACCTTTTTAAGTCTCTTAACGTGTATTTTCTCATTTTATAATGTCCCCGTTTCCAATAATTTATAGATAATTTTCTCATCGTCTGTTGGAATCGGGAAATATACCCAGCTTGTACCGTATTTATAGCCGCATACCGGGCAAGCCTTAGCTAATAATCCGTCGGGGTGTTCGCTTTCTTTCAACCATCCTAAAGCCTGTATTTCAGTATGTCCCCTATCTCCAGCATAAAGCGGCTTTTTCGGTTCGTAATATTTCGCCAATTCTGCCGGCGGTGTTTCTGTCCATGTTGTAAGAGAATAAGACAACCCAGCAAAAAAGGTTTGCTCTGTTGTTGGCGTGAATGTTTCCCCGGCTGTAAGAGCAGACAAGGCGGCTTTTTTCGCTTTGTCCTGTTCGCTCATAGCTTCCCTTGTCATTCTCCAATGGTACAAAGTAACTTTTTTACTTGCTAATTTATCCCATCCGGCGGCGTGTTGGTGTTCACATTCTGGGTGCATGTCGTTTAGATGGTAAAGTTTCCATAAGCGGAGAATTTCAGAAAATACCGGATTATTATTCATATATGGGGCGATTGTGTCCAAACATTGACCGCCGCACACAATGTCACTGTGTCGAGTGTTCCAAACATCAGCGGAAACAGAAAACACTTTCTTATATCCGACCTGTTTATATTCCATTTCAACAGTTACACGGTTTCGGGCTGTTCCTCTACCTTCAAAATCAATACAGCCAAAATCAAATGTTCTTTTCATTTTATATCCTCCTTGTAATTGTGCCGGGGCTGTGCTACAATAGAGGAGCAGCCGCCCGGCGTGGGTGTGTTGTGTGGGCGTTCCGCTTTTGCTTTGGCTGGCTGTGCGGTGCGCCCTTTCTTATTACGGTATTATAATAGCATATTCACATTTACTTGTCAAGCGTTTTTGCGAAACTTTTTCAAGATTTTTTGCGACTTATCCGTTTCGCTTGCCCAGATCGTGCGGGGCGCGGTCTATACCCGCGGGGGATTGTGGCGGGCGTTGTAGGCGGGGGTGAGTGACTTAACCACACTCGAAAAATAAAAAGGACTTTTTCGCATAAACCTCTTGACATTATCATTTACTTGTGCTATATTAAATGCAACAAGCAAGGAGGTCTCACCTATGCAGACATTCAAAAACGCCATTGGCTATGTTCGTGTATCAACAGAACAACAGGCGAAAGATGATAAGTTCGGTATTGATGTTCAGAAGCAAGCAATTCTTCTCTATGCTAATACCAATGGATATAACATTGTTGATTGGAAGATTGACGAAATCAGCGGCGTGAAGGATGACCGCCCCGCTCTGAACGAAATTCTCTATGGGGATAATGTTACCAACCCCCCGTTTGAGGCGGTAATTGTTTTCAAAAACGACCGTCTTGCTCGTGAAACGAAGTTGTATTTCTACTACCTATACACTCTCGAAAAGAAGAACATCCGGCTTCTCAGTACCAAAGAGGAATTTGCAGAAGGTAGCGAGTTTGCGAATATCTATCGTGCGCTTCTCCAATTCGTTGCAGAGCAGGAGCGGAAGAATATTGCAATCAGGACGAGTAAGGGCAGGAGTATCAAAGCACAGTGCGGTGGCTATTCGGGTGGTCGTTGTCCTTACGGTTATAAGGTTGAAAATGGTAGACTGATTATCAATGACAAAGAGCGACCTATAGTCGAATATGTATTCAAGAGAATTGACGAGCATACACCCAGACTTACGATTGCCGATGAACTTAACGACCTTGGCTATCGCACTCGTAAAGGGACAAAGTTTCACGATACAAGTGTTCGTAGTATAGTTAATAATCGTCCATTGTACGAAGGTATGTATAAGTATGGTAAGGAAATGAATTGGGTTAAAGGCGTTCACGAACCCATTCTCACAAAGGAGGTATAGCAATGAGTAGACCTGTTTATTTTATTTTCGATGGTTGGTATTATAAAATAATAGGTACTATTTTGGCGTTTGTCGGCGTATTCGTCGTTATACCGATACTTACTATTCCACAGGAAAAGTCGGTTAAAGAACATAGGCAGACGATTGAGTCTCGCATCGAGCAAGGTGATATAGATTATACTTTCGGTGATATATCGGAGATTACGTCATATTCCACCTCATATTCTCAAGGCGAGAAGTATAAAGGAAAAATTGTTAGCTTTACTTGCCTTGTCGGGTACAGCAGCGATATGTTGAGTGGTAGTTACTCCGGTTTAGTGGTAAAGAGTGAGATAACAGGAAAATATTTGGCGGAATGTATGTTAAGTGCTCCGAATGTAAAAGACAATATAAAAGCAGCTGAATTGAAAAAAATGTTTAATGAGGGTGACAAAATCACCGTAATTGGCGAAGTTGATAGCGGTGGGTACGGGAATCTTCAATTGTTCAATTGTAAGTTCATTAAATGTAGCTAATTGAATAAGGCGTACACAAACGGGTGTGCGTAAACAGTCAACAGGGACTATCTCATTTGAGGTAGTCCCTTTATTTTTTTGGAGGTAATAATGCAAAAAGTAAGTATTTTAGGAACAACGTACAGCGTGCATACGGGTGTCTCGTATCAAAAAGATGCCGCTCTTAAAGGTTTATTCGGATATTGTTCTCATATAAAGCGAAAAATCGTGGTGGGCGATTTGCTTACTTGTGACGGTTGGTCAAATGAACGAGAAGAAGACCTAAAAGCGCAAGAGCGGCTAACACTTCGTCACGAAATTATACACGCCTTTCTTAACGAGAGTGGATTAACTTCAAGCAGTAATGGGGTTGACTGCTGGGCAAAAAATGAAGAAATGGTTGACTGGATTGCTATTCAATATCCGAAGATTAAAAAGGTATTTCAGCAGTTAGGGTGTGATGAATAATTATGAATAAGTTACTGATTGCAAAAATTTTTCAGAAAATAAAAAAGACACCTACGGACATCACCGCCTATGAGGATTTGTTCTCACTTTGCCGAAACATTGAGCAGGAGGATTTTGCACTTGCGCATTCAACCAATGAGGCATTGAGGAAGAGAATCTCGGTAGCAATAAAATACAGAAAAAATGTTGAGGGTTTCTTTGAACTGTACAAAAAGACATTGCTCTTTGATGCACCACACTTTTTTGACTCTTATCTTCTCTATCTTGAAATAAATCGTAAGCCGGAGGAACGGTTTTATCAGCCACGGCGTAGAGTTCTCAGACGGGTAGTCGATGCTTTACAAAAACTTGCCAATGATGAGTTGGACGAATTATTTATATCTATGCCCCCTCGTGTTGGCAAGACAACCATTTTGATGTTCTTCGTTACTTGGCTTATCGGCAGAAATAGCGAAGCATCTAACCTGTATTCGGCGTATTCCGATACCATTACCAAAGCATTCTACAACGGCGTTTTGGAAATCATAAACGACCCTGTAACCTATCTGTGGCACGATGTTTTTCCAAATGCTAAGGTCGTTCAGACCAATTCGCAGGACGAGACAATTAACATTGACCGAAGAAAACGGTATCCCTCGCTGACTTGCCGGTCGCTATACGGAACATTGAATGGTGCTTGTGACTGCAACGGGTTTGAAATTTCCGATGACCTTATCGGCGGTATTGAGGAAGCACTTAATAAAGACCGCCTTATTTCTGCGTGGAGCAAGGTGGATAATAACCTGTTGCCCCGTGCGAAAGAAAAAGCAAAAATTCTTTGGTGCGGTACACGGTGGTCTATGGTTGACCCTGCTGGGGTGCGAATGGAACTTTTAGAGAACGACGAACGGTTTAAGAATCGTCGTTATGAGATAATCAACCTCTCGGCTCTTGATGAAGATGATGAGAGTCAGTTCGACTATGATTATTCCGTAGGTTTCTCTACTGAGTATTATCGTATGCGTCGCGCTTCATTCGAGCGTAATAACGATATGGCATCGTGGCAGGCTCAGTATATGGGAGAGCCTATAGAGCGAGACGGCGCGTTATTTTCACCGGGAGAATTTCGTTACTACAACGGTGTTTTACCTGACGAAGAACCTGACAGGGTGTTTATGGCCGTAGACCCTGCTTTCGGTGGTGGTGACTTTGTAGCTTCTCCCGTGTGCTTTCAATATGGGGACGACATCTATGTACACGATGTTGTCTATGATAGCGGAGATAAGAGAATAACGCAGCCATTGTTGGCGCAGGCTGTTATCAAATACAACGTAGCGGCGATGCAGATTGAAGCGAACAAATCTACCGAGGCTTATAAGGACGGTGTGCAAGATGAGCTTAAAAAGCAAAACCGCAGAATAAACCTTACGACTAAAGCCGCTCCGTCCGATAAGGCTAAGTACCAACGTATATTTGATAAAGCTCCCGATATACGTGAGAATATGATTTTCAGAGAGTCCGGCAAACGCAGTAAGGCGTACAGTTTGTTTATGCAGAACGTTTTCTCTTACAAAATGTTCGCAAAGAACAAAAACGACGACGCACCTGACTGTCTTGCTATGGCTATGGATATGGTACGGGGTTCTACAAAGCGCACACAAGTGTTTAAGCGTCCGTTTTAGCCTCGGCGTAATATTTTGTAATATTTCCTGAAATTTTAAAAATTTAATGTATAATTTACACAAAGAGGTATAAGGTGGTGCACGAAACGGATACTTTACTTGGTCGAAAAGTCATATATACAGACGAAGACGAAATAACGCAAGACAATGTTTTGGAGGTTCTGAATGACGCTATGCTCATTCATTCTGTAAACCGCTCCGAAATAGACTATCTGTATAAGTATTATCGTGGCGACCAGCCTATCCTCAATAGACAGAAAGATGTTCGTCCGGAGATATGTAACCGCATAGTAGAAAACAGAGCAAATGAGATTGTGTCTTTTAAAGTGGGTTATCTTATGGGTGAACCCGTTCAGTACGTAGGCCGCGGACGAGTAAACGCCGATGAGCTTAACACTCTGAATGACTTTGTTTTTGCGGAAGACAAGGCGGCTAAAGATAAAGAGCTCGCGGACTGGTTTACAATATGCGGGACATCTTACCGTATGATTTTGCCTGACCCCAAAGATGAAGCGGACGAATCACCCTTTGAAATTTACACCCTTGACCCACGCAATGCTTTTGTTGTATATCACAGCGGTTTAGGTAACAAGCCGATGATGGGTGTTAAGTATGTTATCAAGAAAAACGGAAGCATTGTATTTTCGATTTATACCAAAAATCAGTATTTCGAGGTATCACAGCCCGGAGTATTCAGTCAGAACAGCAGTAATAATTATAAAACGATAACGAGGGCGGAGAATCACACTCTCGGTGATATTCCGATTATAGAATACCCCGCTAATTCTTTTAGACTCGGTGCTTTTGAAATTGTACTTCCCCTATTGGACGCAATGAATGTTATAGCTTCAAATCGTATTGACGGTGTTGAACAGTTTATACAGGCGTTACTGGTGTTAAAAGGTATTGACCTTGAGGCTCCTGAGTTTAAAGAGCTGCGCGAGAACGGCGGGCTCGCCTGCCCTCCTGATGGTGACGCTTATTATCTTACACAAGAGCTTAACCAAACGCAGACACAGACTCTTGTTGATTATATGTACCAAACCGTACTTACAATATGCGGTATGCCTAACCGCAACGGTGGCAGCTCAACAAGCGATACCGGCTCAGCGGTTATAATGCGCGACGGTTGGCAGGCTGCCGAAGCAAGAGCTAAAGACACAGAGCTGATGTTCACGATGTCTGAAAAGCGGTTCTTGCGCCTCGCTATTCGTATATCAAACACCACTCGTGATATGGATTTGAAATTGTATTCTATTCAAATACGATTTACAAGGCGTAATTATGAGAACATACAGGAGAAGTCTCAGGTATTAACTACTATGCTTGCCAATGATAAGATTCACCCGAAATTGGCTTTTGAGCATAGCGGTATGTTTATCGACCCCGACCTTGCATACACGATAAGTGCCGAGTACGCCGAGGCAAACAAAGCCAAACAATTACAAGAGCTTGAAAAAGCTGCGGAGTATGAAACGGCAAAGGCTAAGTCTGCTGCTGTTGCTGAGCAGAGCAATCAATCACCCGACGATACATCAGCCACTTAACGCGAGGTATGAAGTATGTACGAACTGACCGATATAGTTATCGAAGACATTCGGAAAGAGTTAATACGCGATTTCTCAAAGCTTAAAAGCTTGCTCTCTTATGATGAGTTAAATGTGATGTCTGCTACTAAAGCTGTTTATTCTAAGATAGACCTTTATGTAAGACAGATGTTTTTACAGTTAATGCAGGCGGTGTATAAAAAGGTAACCAAAAGAACCTGCCCGTATAACTACGCGTGGCTTGAGAGCTTTCTTCTTGAATATGACGAAGTAAGTAAATATGTTTATGCTAATGAATTTGAGAGAAAAAGAGACCGATTAGCTGAAGCTCTGATAGCCAGCCCTAAAAAGAATGAGGAAATAGACGCTGCTTTACGTTATTTGTCTTTTATGCTGACGGCGTATGCTGTTAGAGTTACGGATCAGGTAGTTTTGATGGCTTATCGAGATATAGGTATAGGCGCAGTCAGATGGAAAGCCGAAAAGGACAATAAGACCTGTACCATTTGTAAACATCGCAATGGGCATATTTATGATATTGAGCAAGTGCCCCCTAAACCGCATTTAAATTGTCGTTGTGAGTACGAGGAGGTTTGATATGGAGTTACCCCTGAAAGCTACCGAAGAAATCGAAAAAATATTAAAAAAAGGTAATACTGTAGAGTTAAAAAAAGAAAAAGGTTACATTGTTATCGTGGAGATACAACGTAAAGCAAAGCACAAGTCAATATTGTAGATACGCATAAACGGTTGCGTAGGAACAGTCAACAGGGACTATGAGATATTCTCATAGTCCTTTTTTTATTTCACAAGAGGGAACTTGTAAAAACGCAATTGGGAGAAAACCCAACTCAAAAACGGAATTTAAAAATGCAGTGAAGCATTACAAAAACGCAGGAGGATTAAAATGCCAAAAATCGAAACAGGAAACATTGAAGGCTACGAGAGTATGACTGTGGAACAAAAGTTGTCAGCCTTGGAAAACTATGAGCTTCCTGATAGCAATTCAGAGCTTGAGAGGTACAAGAATGCTGTCAGCAAAGCCAATTCAGAAGCTGCAAGCTGGAAGAAAAAGTTTCAGACTCAGCTCTCAGACGATGAACGAAACAAACAGGAACGAGAGGACGAATTAGCAACGCTGCGCTCGAAAGTGGAGGAAATGGAGAAAGAAAAGCTTGTGACAGGGCATACCGCCCGCTTCCTCGCTTTAGGGTATGAAGAAGCGTTAGCTAAGGAGACCGCTCAGGCTCTCGCCAACGGTGAGACTGACAAGGTTTTTGCAAATCAAAAAAAGTTCCTTGAAACGCACGATAAAGCATACAAAGCTTCGCTAATGAAAGAAACCCCTACACCCCCTCCCGGACAGAGCGGAGAACAGAAAAAGGATTACACCGCAATGATTGAAGATGCTCAGTCTCGCGGGGATTTTGGGGCGGCTGCTTATTATATGCGTCTCCGGGAACAAGAAAAAACTAATTAAAGGAGATCGTTAAAAATGGCAGACACTATTGCTACAAGTTTCGGGGTGTTGAATTACTCCGGAATGTTATTCAACAAAGGTAACACAAGAACACCTTTGTCATCGCTTATCGGCGGAAAGATGAAAACTACCAACAGCACCGAGTTTGTTGTAGGTCAGAACTACGAAACTGCGGGCGGCACACAGCCGGAAATAAGCGAAACCGCGTCGCTTACTGCTCCCGATGCAAGCGTCGTAACACGTACACAGATGACTAACGTCACACAGATTTTTCAGGAGACGGTAGGCATATCTTACGCTAAGCAGTCCAATATGGGAACTCTTGCAGGTGCTAATATCGCTAATCAGGTTGCAAACCCCATTAACGAGCTTGACTTTCAGGTGGCTGCAAAGATGCAGAAAATAGCGCGTGACCTTGAGTATACATTCGTCAACGGTGAATACAGCAAGGCCACATCCGACGCGACGTTTAATAAGACAAGAGGTCTCGTTACCGCTATAACCACTAACGTTAAGGCAATGGCCAAAAAGCCACTCGGTCTGTGGGATGTTGCCGATATGGTTAAGAAAGTATACGAGAGCAATGCTCCTACTACAGGACTTTGTCTCTGGTGTGACGCTGTAACGATGTTCCAGATTAACGCTGACGCGGTACAGAACGGACTTACTGTCGTTCCTGCGGCGCGTGAAGTTAACGGTATATCTCTTTCAAGCGTTGTAACACCCATCGGCGTTGTGTATCTCTACCTCGGCGAGTGTTTACCGGCAGGTACCGCTCTTCTTCTTGACCTTGATGTATTAGCACCTGTCGGACAACCCGTTCCGGATAAGGGCAATTTCTTCCTTGAACCTCTCTCAAAGGTTGGCGCAGGCGAGAAATATCAGATATTCGGTCAGATGGGTCTTGACCACGGCCCGGAGTGGTATCACGGAAAATTTACGGGTATTTCTACCACTTTTGAGGCACCGAAATACAGCCGTAGCGTTTATGTTGCAGGTGGTTCTATTAACACCACTACTGCCGCTGTGGGCGGTTAATAAATCAAAGGAGGCAGACAAATGACCGAAGAACAGAAACTCTCGCTGTTAAAAGCAATGATAGATACAGACGAAGAGGATGTGTCTGACGAGACTTTGTCTGCCTATTTGTTTTTAGCCGGGCGCAAAATTATGAAGAAACGCTATCCGTTTCACACCGATAAAACAGAAGTGCCCGAGAAGTATCAGGCATTACAAGTGGAAATAGCGTGTTATCTCATTAACAAACGCGGTGCAGAGGGTGAGACAACTCATAGCGAAAACGGTATCTCTCGATCATATGAAAGTGCGAGCGTACCGAACAGTATGTTAGACGGCGTTATTCCTGTCGCAAAGCCTTTTAGTTTCGGCGGTGATGGCGTATGAAATCACTCCAAAGGAACAAACGGACATTTTACTATTCCAATTATGCAAGTAAAAAGCCGGTGGTGGACGACAGCGGAAATGAGACGGGAGAATATGAAATCATATATACCCCTCCGCTGCGCGCCAAAGCAAACATTTCCGCCGCGCAGGGTGAAACACAGATTGAACAATTTGGCACATCTATAACGTATGACCGTGTCATTGTTACAACAAAGCGATTACCTATCAATGAAAATTCCATCTTATGGGTTGATGTTTTGCCCGATTTTGAGAATAGAGCACCCAAAACCGAAAGAGGCAAGCTAATAGACAGCGAGAACGGTAAAGTGCTGTTAACAGAAGATGCAAAAACTCCCGGAAATTACGATTACATCGTTAGAAAAGTAGCTACTTCTCTAAACAGTATGTCTATAGCTATCAGCAAGGTGGACGTGTCGTAATGGTTATTAAGGTAATAGGGGCTGACAGTTTAATGAACAAACTAAAAGCCTATCAAAAATCCATCGAAGAAAAGCAGCATCGCCTTCTAAACGAGCTTTTCAAGATAGGCATTGACGTTGCGAGCGTCAAATTCCAAACAGCACAGTACGACGGTGATAACGATGTGGTTGTTAATCGCCAGCCTGAATGGGTCGGAGATAACAAACTGTTTCTGACGGCGACCGGCAAAACCATTACTTTTATAGAGTTTGGTACGGGCGTACATTACGCGGAGCAGCACCCGAAGGCTGCCGAACTCGGCGCTGTCAGAGGAGAATACGGGCAAGGTAAAGGCTCCAGTGATACGTGGGGATATTATGGCTCTCCCGGCACAAACGGGCGTGAGAGGAAAGACACAGACAAAGGGACGTTAGTTCTTACTCACGGCAATCCCCCTGCTCGTGCGATGTACGACTCCGCTAAAGAAATGCGTAATCGAATTGTAGATAAGGCACGGGAGGTGTTTGGAAAGTGATAGACATCGAGAATGAAGTTTTCACAAATGTTAAAACCGCGTTGACAGAACAGTTTCCGAACATCTCTGTGGAAAGTGTTACAAATTACGGCCCCTCTATATTTCCGTTTGTGTGTATTGAAGAGACAGACAACTATTCGTATGTTTCTACAAGAGATACAGACAGCAATGAAAATCACGCTGTTGTAGTGTTTGAAGTTAACGCTTATTCCAATAAAGCGGCGAGAAGAAAAAGCGAGTGCAAAGCTATTATAGCCGCTGTAGATAAAGTAATGCTCGGGTTAGGATTCACTCGAAACACGAAAACCCCAATCAATTTAGACGATGCCACCAAATACCGTATTTTTGCACGATACACAGCGGTGGTATCAAAAACCGATACAATTTATAGGAGGTAAAATAAATGGCTATCTCAACGTATAAGGTTTTCCTTATGAAGAAAGGAACTACCGGAGATACATACGAAAAACTTATTGATATTAAAGAGTTCCCCGATCTCGGCGGTGCTCCGGAAATGCTCGAAACAACGACCTGTTCCGACCCTGCACAGACATACATTAAAGGTATTCAGTCGCAGGATGCGCTTGAATTTACCGCTAATTACACTAAGGAGGATTACGACAAGCTCTCTAAGTTGAGCGGTGTTGAGACTGACTACTCCGTGTGGTTTGGCGGAACAGAAACGGCAGGTAAAGCCACCCCTACCGGCTCTGACGGTAAGTACGATTTCAAAGGTGATTTGTCTGTATACATCACCGGTGGCGGTACTAACGAAGTCGTAAGTATGACGGTTTCTATAGCTCCGTCAACTGTAATAAGTCCTAACGCAGCAGGTTGATGTGAGGAGGAGACATAATGGCAAAACAGTTATGTATTAAATACAACGACAAGGAGTATACGTTAGAATATACTCGCAAATCCATTGAGCTGATGGAGAGGAGAGGTTTCAAAATATCTGATATTCAGGATAAACCCGTAACCACTCTTCCTGCATTGTTCGCGGGAGCGTTTCTCGCACACCACAAATTTGTAAAACCCGAAGTCATCAATGAGATATTCACGAAGTTGTCAAACAAGGACGAGCTTATCAATAAACTCGCTGAAATGTACAACGAGCCTATCATTGCTATGTTAGGCGATACGGAAGACTCCGAGGGAAACTTGAATTGGGAGCCGAGCTGGTAAGTAGCTCGTCTCCCAATAAGGGGGGCGAGTCTGAAAACGACTCTGCCCCCCTTGTTTCATATACGGAGCAGTTTTATCTTTACTTACCGTTCTATCTGTCAATAGGGATGACCTATGACCAGTACTGGAATGAAGATTGCTGCTTGGTTAAATATTATCGTGAAGCCTTTAAACTACAGAGAGATAGGAACAACGAGCAGTTGTGGCTACAAGGTATGTACATATACGAAGCTTTTTGTGACGTATCGCCCATACTTAATGCTTTTGCAAAAAAAGGTACAAAGCCTCTCCCCTACCCTACACAGCCGTATGCAATAACCAAAGAGGAAGCCGAGCGTAGACGTGTAGAAAAGGAAAAAGCAGAGTACGAAAAGATGAAAGCAAAAACAGCCGCTTTTGCGAGTATGTTTAATGCTTCTTTAAACGCTCAAAGAAGGGAGGTTGAAAACGGTGAATGATAATGTTATTGATACTCTAACTATTAAAGTGGAGGCTGACACCAAAACAGCCACCAACGGTTTAACCGATTTACAGAAGACTCTTTCAAAATTTCAAGGCGTGTCTAAGACTTGCTCAACCTCTACCAACACAATAAGTTCGAGTTTCTCAAATCTTAAAGGTAAGTTGCATAGTACAACAGCGTCTTTTCGCAAAATAGTAAAAGTGTTTGGCGGTTGGTTTAATGAGACTAACGATTATGTTGAAGCACTTAACTTATTTAACGTAGCGTTGGGTGATTGTGCCGGGGCTGCAAAAGAGTACGCTGAGAGTGTATCAGCTATCGCAGGCATTGATATGAAGGAATGGATGACATATCAAGGCGCGTTTTACCAATTAGCCGACGGGTACGGTCTTGCTTCCGATGCTTCCGAAAGAATGAGCAAAAATCTAACGCAGTTAGCGTTCGACTTATCGTCTCTTTGGAATGTCGACGCGGAGACCGCCTTTCAGAAACTCCAGAGCGGTATGTCAGGACAGATTAAGGGGCTTAAAGTATGGGGTATTAACGTATCGGTTGCTCAGTTAAAAGAAACGGCTCTTGCTCACGGTATAGACCTCGCTACGTCAAAGATGACCGAAGCTCAAAAAGCAACGTTAAGATATGTAACGATTATGGAGCAAACGTCAAAGGCTCAAGGAGATATGGCAAGAACCATAGCCACACCTGCTAACGCACTGAGGATCTTAAACGCTCAGTGGACGCAGGCGAAACGAGCAATGGGACAAGTTGTGAGTTTGGTTGCCGTTGAGGTTATTCCTTGGTTTCAGGCTCTTGTTCAAATTATTAGAGAGGTGGCGGAGGCGTTCGCCGATTTCAAAGGGTACAAAACTCCTACCCCCGATTTAGAGGACATATCAAACACAACGATAGACCCCAAACCTTTTGATAAAGTTTCTGACAGTTTAGGAAAAGCGACCGAAAGTGCTAAAGAATTAAAAAAGACGATATTAGGTATCGACGAAATTAACGCTCTCACTGATAATTCGGTATCTTCTCCCACGGCAGGCACAACCGGAACAGGTAACGGTTACGCCTCCGATTTCGGGCTTGATTTAGGGAAGTACGACTACGACTTTTTATCAGGTCTTGACAGTACCGACCTTGATGACAAAAAGAAAAAGCTCAAGGAAATATTGTCTTATGTAACGGCGATAAGTGCCGGTTTTGCCGCTATGGCAATATCTAAAAAACTAATAGACGGTATCAGTTGGCTCCAGAAAGCTTTAGGCGGTGTCAAAAGACTTTCCTTGAATTGGTCGATTTTCGGAGCAGCAGCTTTCTTTTCGGACTTGGATAAGTTGAGACAGTACATCAAGGACATAGAGGATAACGGGGCTAACTGGTCTAATGTGTCAGGTGTGCTCGGCGAGTTTGCAGGTTCCATAGGTGATGTGCTTATAGTGCTCGGTAAAACTGAGATAGCCGCTCCGCTTAAAGCGGTTCAAGGTATAACCGAAATTATTAACGGTGTAAAAGGTTTATCCGACGAAGATACCGAAAACGACATTGACAGCGCGTGTACTGCTATACGCGGCTTAGGTGATGTCGGTATCGCTATAGGAGCTGCAACTAAAAATATGACTTTGGCAGGAGCAAGTGGTGCTCTCGTAGGTCTTACCGGTATTGTCTCAGAGTTAAGTGAGAATTGGGAGGCAATTAAGTCCGGCGATTGGAGCGGTGTAGATAAGGTTTCTCTCGCAACAAACGCCGTGTATGTGTTAGCAGGTTTAGCAACCGCTCTCGGCGCGTTCAATAAGGCAAAAGCGACCGACTTAACTAAAACAACAGAGAAACTTGATGAAGTTAAATCTGCTACCGAATCTGTTAGCACTTCAACGTCCGCGTTGACCGCTAAACTGACTAACCTTGTTAAGAACCTTGGCTTGGGTTTGGTAGTAATAGCCGAAGTAGCAGTAGCAGCAGGGCTAATTGTCGGTGCTATATGGGGCTTAGGGCTTATGCTGCAGCAAGTCGGTGAGGCGTGGCAGCCCGTACTTGACAACGGTTCTACAGTCTTAACTGTGTTAGGGCTCGGCACGGCTCTATTGTTAGCGGTAGGAGTTGCGGTAGCAGCTCTCGGAAATACTGGGCTCGGAGGAGTGGCTACTTTAGGCGTAGGACTGTTAGCTCTTTTGGAACTCGACGCCGCTGTTTTGTTATTTGTCGCTGCTATTTGGGCGGTAGGTTATGGCCTCAACCAAATAGGGATAGTGTGGCAACCCGTTCTTGACAACGGCGAAACGGTTACCGCGGCTCTTGAGAGAGGTACTCTTTTATTGTTGGCTGTAGGCGTTGCAACGGCAGCTCTCGGGGCAATAACGGTAGCCTCAGCCGGCACGCTTCCCGTCGCGGTAGGTCTCGGTACCGCTATGTTGGTGTTGCTCGCTGCTGCATTTGTTGATTTTATTGCCAGTTTGGTTGTTGTTGCAGACCAAATAAGCGTTGAACTATACCCTGCATTTGAACGAGTCAATAGCGTATTGCCGAGTCTTACTACCGATATGAGCAATTTTAAAGGCTTTATGGGTCAGTTTGCGTCAATGGCTGCATCTTATGCCGCTGATAGTGCCATAGCGGGACTTAGCAATGTTGTGGGTAACATTGTCAACTTATTCACGGGTGACCCTATACAGAGGTTTGCTGATAACGCCGACAAGCAGTATACACAGGCATCTAATTTGAACAAAAAGCTTCAGCTTGCTAATCCCGAATTAACTACAGCTATAGCTCTTCTTACTGCTTATAACAACTTGTTCTCAAGACTTGAAGCGTTAACAGGTCAAAATTCAAACATACAGTTGGCGCAAGGCGTGTATGCGAACCTTAAAGAAGTCGGTAAAAAGCTTGTGACGGGTCTCGTGGACGGTATTAAGGGTGAAATGAGTTCTCTTAGTAATACGATGAGACGCCTCTTGAGTGATAATGTTTCGTCGCGTGACGCTTCTTCTCTCGGTAAAGATTACGGCAGGGAGTTCGCCAGAGGTATATCAAGCGGCTTCAAGGGTGCGTCTTTCCCAACACTCCACGGTAATGTTGATGTATCTGCAAGCGGATATGTCAGTCTTTCCCTTAAAGCGTATGCAAAGGGTGGTTTTGTTGATAACGGTCAGATGTTCATAGCTCGTGAAGCCGGGCCGGAAATGGTCGGTACGATAGGCAATAAGACATCCGTCGCAAACAATGAACAGATTGTCAGCGGTATCGCACAAGGCGTTTCGGACGCTAACAGCGAGCAGAACGCGCTTCTTCGTGAACAGAACAACTTGCTCAGACGCTTACTTGAGAAAGACCAAACCGTAAGAGCTGTTATGACAGCAGGCGACGTTGTTGACGGTCTGAACCGTAAGAACCGTCGAGACGGTAAAGTTACCGTCCCTGTAGGATAAGGAGGTACAACGTATGGAATTTAACCCTATTAAAAGTGTAGACGGAAAAACTTGTCGTTGCCCCTCCTCTTATCAATGGAAGCTGGCTGATGTGTCAGCTTCCGACGCAGGGCGAACAGAAGATACGGTAATGCACAAGAATCGTATAGGACAAACTGTAGGAATAGAGCTGTCGTGGAATAACATATCGACACAAGAACTTTCCGCTATTCTTAAGATGTTTAACCCCGAATACATTACCGTATGCTATCTGGACGCAATGGCGGGCGACTACATAACTAAAGTGTTTTACGTCGGAGACCGTACCGCGCCGCTCTATAACACTCGTTTAGGTCTATGGCAGAACGTATCTTTTAATTTAGTTGCGAGGAAGGGATGAGAGAGGATGTATAAGGTTTCGCAAGAGGTTATTCAACTTTTCAACAGCGGGAAAAAGCAGACTGTCGATATACAAGTAAAGCCAATCAGCGGTGAATCTTTTACCCTCTCGTCCTCTGACATCACGAACGGCGGGTTTTCGGTAGATAGGTATTCGGCTACAGGAGATAAAATTGAAATAGGCTCAGTAGTTTCGGCAGAGTGCGATATTACGCTCGAAAACAAAGACGGTCGATTTGACAACGTGGTCTTTGAGGGAGCGGAGCTTGTTATCAAGATTGGAATTAAGGATTGGGACGATAGCACAGCAGATATGCACTATGTGCCTTTAGGTGTGTTCATAGTGGACGCACCTCCCCGAGCCTTGAACACCGTATCTATAACGAGCCTTGACAGAATGGCACACTTTGACCGAACCGTATCTGACGCAGATTTAGCGGAGCTGTTTTACAATGCTCCCACCATAGCGGAGCTTCTCATTAGGTTGTGCAACAAATGCGCGGTATCTTTAGCTACTACTCCGAGCACTCTACTTAACTCCGATTATACAGTTACAGAGAAGCCTACTGATGAGAACTTGACATATCGACAGATATTAAAGTGGATATGCGAGATTACAGGTACTTGCGGTTATATGGACTGGGACGGTAAACTCCGGCTTGAGTGGTACAACAATCAATCCGACATAACTATAACCCCCTCTATACGTTACAGTAGTGACGTAGCAGAGAATGATATAACTCTGTCGGGTATTGAGGTTGACGTAACCGACAACGAGGTGTACAAAACTTCACCTTTTACAGATGATTACGCCATTGCTATATCCGATAACAGTCTTATTTCAAACGGTGAGTCGGTCGCAAGCGGTCTGTCACAGCGAGTAGGTCTTACCTATCGTCCTTTTTCAGCCAAAATAAAATCCGCCCCATACCTGTACCCTATGGACGTTATTGCTTTTCAAACCAAAGTACCGGACGGAGACACCATAGATACAGAGTCTGACACGGTTCTGACGACCGAGGACGGCGTTAAGCTAACCACCGAGGATTACAGCGAGAGCAAGAGCGTAACTACTATATTAACTAATGTTAATTATACGCTGAACGGTGCTACCGATATATCTGCTAAAGGGGAGACACAGGCACGTGGTGGTTACGCCGCCCAAGGTAGCCTTACGTCTCAACAGAAACTAATAATCAAGAAACAGCAGAAACAGTTAGATAAAACCGCTTATGAGCTCTCTACACAAGAGAAAGCTACAGATTACCTCAACAACGCCGCTGCAATGTCGTTAGGATTGTTTCATACGGAAGTGACAGACGGTACAGGCGCAATAACGTACTATTGGCACGACGCTTCAACTCTTGAAGAGTCACAGTACATATGTATGAGGAACGCGGCAGGCTCTTTCACAACGTATAGCGGATGGAACAACGGTTCGCCCGTATGGGGTTCCGGGACAGACAAGTACGGTAACGCTTTATTCTCTCTGTTAGATACAATAGGTATTCAAGCTGAGTGGATAAGAGCGGAGAGTATTACTACAGACAAGATGTCTATAGGTCAGCCGGAACGCGGAACTAACCTTGTATTAGACTCGTCCTTCGAAGCGAATGCATTGTACTATGATGTTACTTTTAACGCGTCGGGAGAGGCAGTAGACTATGAACATAACGCATATTGGAACTTTGCAAAGTGTAGATTAGGTGATAACTACGACCCTGTCCCGTTCGCAGGAGTAGACGGACATTCGGGGGAAGCCCCTCGCGAGGGTGCCGGGTTTGACAACGGCAAAGCCCACATTGATACCTTTTTAGGCAAAAAGAGTGAGTTAAGTGCTGTGAGTGACAGCGCGTTCGGATATTCAACCCGTAGTCCTTTTCCAATTAACGTTACTACACATTGTCTATCGTTTTATTATCGTATCAAGACTCATAAAACGAGTACTATATCGTCCTCAGCCACAGCTACGGGTCAAATTCTCGTTAAACTGCAATGGCTCAACGAGCAAAAACAGGTGCTGAGTACGTCTTTATACCCCGTAACTTATACGGATAGCAATAACACCTTGTGGCAGAGAGTACACACCACAATTACCCCTCCGAATAGCACGGCTTACTGTAATCTGTTAATAGCCGCGCATTGTGACAGTATTACCTCTACTGACGATAGTTCAGCTTACTTCGATTTGGACGGCATACTTTTCGAGGAGGGGTTAACACTTAACAATTGGACGTGTGCTCCCTCTGAGGTCTCGCGTAACGGCGTATTGATAGACAGTAAAGGTCTTAACGTATCAGACGGTAAAATCAAAGTAACTGACGTTGGCAAGCGAGATGTACTATATACGGATGGTAATCAGATACTCCAGCACAACGGTGGCGTGACAGTCGAAAAGTACAACCCTACACCCGATGAAGAGACAGGGAAAAAGGACGTAGCGTTGAGGATGTCTTTTAATCCTATCCAATTTAGCGATAGCGGACAAAGAGGCAGTGTATTAGGTGCAACGTTCGAGAGTTTTGATGAAAACGGAAGCGTAACGAACCTTGGGTACATAGGCATTAACAGCCCGGCGGATAATTCGTCGGGGAGCTACAACGCCCATCCCGACGCTGATAAATATCGTCCAATCACGTTTGAAGCCCCTAACGGGTTTGTTTTCGGAGATGGTAGCACCAAAGGCAATCCCATAATGACTGCGCCCACTATTCTTACATACGGAGAGAACGCTGATGAACTCACCGTGCCCGGTTATTATCATATAGAGAACAACGTTATTGCAAGCAGTATCTCTAACTTACCGAGCCTCAATGATGGTACTAAATATAATACAGCAGGGATTATCCGAGTCGAAGAAATAGGGCACACAAAATGGTTGGTGCAAACGTATTTTCCACAGATTACGAACACGGGGCGTGTGTTTATGCGCAGCGCTTCCTATGACAGCGGGGTTTATACGTGGGGCATATGGCATCAGTTTTGCGCCGGGGAAGATGAAGCTCCGATTATTAACGCTAAGCAGATTACCGCAGATGGCGGCTATATCTCGGGCAACCTTATAATAGGCGGAACTTGCACGGCTGCGGCGTGGCAGACCACATCAGACCGAGACAAAAAGAAAGATATACGTTCAGTTGATGAGATAAGTGCTATTGCCAAGATTAACCGATTACACTTCTATACCTACTCGATGAAAGATAATGACACTCACATTCCGCTGGGTATTATGGCTGACGAAGCACCGAACGAGATATTAGGTGCTGGCAGGAAGTCTATTAACTTATACTCTTATATTTCACTCTGCGCTAAAGCCGTACAGGAACTGTCGGACGAAGTTGCAAATTTAAAGAGAGAAATAGAAAAATTAAAAGGAGACGATATAAATGGCTAAGATTTCGGAGCTCCCTAATAGTGCTACCCCATTAACGGGAGAAGAAACTTTTCCGATTGTGCAGTCCGGTACTACGAAAAAAGCCCGAATCGGCGACATTAAAATGACCGTTGACACCGAACTGTCCGAAACATCAGAAAACCCCGTGCAAAACAAAGTTATAACTGAAACGTTATGCGACCACGAATTACGAATTGCTACTATAGAAGAATCCAGCGATTTCAAAGAATTTAAATTGTGGTCTGAGCAGACGTTGGAAACCGAGGTCTCGAGCGTTGAAGTTAATTTTCGCACAAGTGCCATAGGACTTTATCCGTCCGAGCTTCTTGTAACGCTTGTTGTGCCCCCTCCCACGCAGACCTTGGCATATGTTAAGGCAGAGTTTGAAAGTGCAGGAGGAAGCAAGAATTATTTCATCTCCTGCGGCGGTGACGGCAGTAATACGGTTATAAAGCCCGATACTGGTCTTAATTTCTTGGGAGGATTTAGACTTAAGCTGTCCACCCCCTTCGCGTGCTGTACTACTTGGGGGGTGCTAAACAAGAACTCCTCTCCTTACGGGGCATTTCCTAAAGTCGGATATGGCGTTATAAAACTCCCCGGGAAAACAGAAGAAGAAAACCATTTTAAAAAGTTAACGCTGAGTGCCACGGGGGGCACGTCCAGATTACTCCCGATAGGCACCCAGATTAAAATATATTTCAAGTAGAGAGGTGGTGTATTGTATGAAAAAATACGTAGACGGCGTACTGGTTGAGACAAACGAGGAATTAACTTCTATTGAAGAGCACATCCCGTTGACGGTGGAAGACCGAATAGAAGCTAATTCTCAAGCAATCCAAGAGATAATGCTCACTATAATTGAGGAGGACAACAATAATGTATGATTTTCTTTGGCAGCGGTATATTCTCGGAAAAATATCGGTAGATAATTTAGCACGATGTGCTAAAAAATGGCTCACGCCAGATGAAGCAAATCGCTTGATAACGGCAGTTAAAGAAAGCGAGGGAGCAAATGAGTGACGCTGTAGCCGTCGCGCTTATATCGGGCGGACTTGCCCTCTTAGGCGTGATTATAACATCAATAAGCACCTCTCGCAGAATGACCGCGCAGCTTGAGCGTAATCAGGCTGTGACGGACACGAAGTTAGAAGAGCTTACACGCGAAGTAAGAATGCACAACAACTTTGCGCAGCGCATACCCGTTATAGAAAGAGACATAAAAGTCATAAATCATCGTATAGACGATTTAGAAAAATATCACAAAGGAGACTAAAATTATGAAAATCAATTTAAAGCAGAGGTTCAAAAACAAGACGTTTGTTGTATCGTTGACAACGCTTCTCTTAGCAACCGTGTATCAGATACTCGGTATGTTCGATGTCGTTCCAAAGGTGAGCGAGGATACATTGACGGGTATCCTAATGCTTGTTGTCAACTTATTGTCTGCACTCGGAATACTCGTTGACCCGACAACTGAAGGCTTGAACGATAGCGCAAGAGCTCTCACATATGGAACGAAAGACGATGTAAGACAGAACGAAGAAACGGGCGGATATGTGGCAGGAATGCTTTTTTCCGGTCGTAACCGTGTAACTCAACCTTACACATATAATGTCAATACCAAAAAGGGACACGGCGGCATTGACATTGTCGGAGACGATGATAGAGCCGTCCACGCGGTAGAGGGCGGCACCGTATCAATGGTTTCCGTCTGGGACGGCAAGACCAAAACAGGCACACAGAGCTACGGCAACCTTGTTGTTATTACTGACGCCGCCGGCAAGAGACACTTCTATGCACATCTTGCGTCTATCTATATGCATAAGGGTCAGAGGGTATCTGCCGGCGATGTTGTCGGCATAATGGGTAACACCGGAAACAGCTTCGGTGCACACACTCATTACGAAGTTCGCACCGGGCAGGGCACGGTTACCCGTATCAATCCTGCCGAGTTCTGCGGCGTTCAGAACGCCAAGGGTACATATGTGAACAATGCGTCTACTGCGTCACCTGCTCCGACACACAGAGGCACAGCCTACACTATGACGTGCAAGATGTTATATGTCCGTAAAGGACCGTCTGTAAGGTATCGCCGAGTCGGGCAGTTCTCAAGAGGCGAGATATTCTATGTCGTTGCTCGTCAAGGTAACTGGTGTCAATTAGAAAGCGGCAACTGGATGTGCGCCGGCAAGTATCTTAAGAGAGTGTAA